GGGGTGGGGGTGTACTCACGCCCGAGATCACAGAACCCCCTCCCCTCGATCCCCTCCCCGCCGGGGAGGGGAGGGTCTTGCGGATCGCAGGTTACGCAGCGCTGTTCGATATTGCCGACGCCGCGCGCGATACCATTCGCCACGGAGCCTTTGCCGCCACGCTCGCGCGATCCAACGACCATTTGCCACTCTGTTGGCAGCACGACCCGCGTCAGCGGATCGGCACGGTCGAGCGGATCGGTGAGGATGCGAAAGGCCTGCGCGTCGTCGCGCGGATCGACCGGCCCGCCAGCCGCGCCGCTGCGCTACTCGCCGCGCGCTCCGTCAGCGGGCTCAGCTTCGGATATCGCGCCACGCAAGCCCGCCACGGCCCCCAAGGCCGCGAACTGCTCGCGGTCGACCTCATCGAAATCAGCCTCGTCACCCACCCGCTACAGCATGGCGCGCGGGTGCATCTGATGCGCTGACGCGCGGACTATTCGAAGCCCCAGTCCTTGAAGATCGCGTCGAGGCCGACGTCAATGCCGCCCGTATAGTCCCCCTTATCGAACTTCGCGGCCATCGCCTTGGTCGTCGGCTCGGTGAAAGCGGGCCCGAAACCTTCGTCGCCGACGAAGAAGATCTCGCGCTGGTCGATCGCGATCACGATCGCCGGCGCGCCCTTATCGAACGCCAGCTTCCCGGCGGACAGGGCGTGATCGTTGCCGCTGAAACTGTCGACGAACATCAACTCGAAGGGCCCGGCGTTGTAGTCATTGAAGAACTTGTCGACCTGCGCCTTCAGCTTCGCCTGCGTGGCCGCGTCGTGCAACCCGGACCAACCCGCCTCGGCGGTCGCACTGGCACTCGCTGACGGTTTCGCCGCCGCCTCGGTTGCAGGCGCACTTTCCGCCACCGGCGTCGCGCCAGCCTCGGCATCGTTGCTCGCCGCCGACGGCTCGCTGCACCCGGTGAGCGTACCCGCCAGAACCACCGCCGCACATGCGGCCCTTATCGAATGGATCATCTCCCGGTCCCCCCGTTCTGCATGACCGGGGGAGCCTACGTTCGCGCCTGCCACCCGTCAAATCGAGCCCCATCCGCTCGCCGGACCGGCGCCCGCCACCCCTTCCCCTGCCCAAGAAAGGTGAACTGCCCCATGGATATCCAGACCCCGATTACCGACACCCCCGATCCGCTCGACGCCAGCTTCGATATCGTCGCGCGGCAGGATGCGCTCGAAGAGAACGTCGCCACGATCCGTACCGATCTCGACGAGGTGAAGGCCCGCGTCGACAGGATTGGCCGCGCGGCGCAGCGCCCCGCGCTCGGCTCCGGCGACAGCGCGCCTGCCGAAGTGAAGGGCTTCGTCGATGGCTACCTGCGGCGCGGTGCGGTGCACGAGATCAAGTCGATCTCCGGCACCGTGCCCTCGGATGGCGGCTATGCCGTGCCCCGCCAGATCGACGCGATGATCGCCCGCGAGCTGACCGATATCAGCCCCATTCGCGCCATCGCTCAGGTCGTGCAGACGGGCACTGCGGGCTATCGCAAGCTCATCTCCACCGGCGGCACCGCGAGCGGCTGGGCGAGCGAGATCGGCGAGCGCGACGAGACCGATACGCCCACCTTTGCCGAAATCGCACCGCCGACAGGCGACCTCTACGCCAACCCGGCGGCATCGCAGTCGATGCTCGACGATGCGGCCTTCGACCTCGAATCCTGGCTGGCGAGCGAGATCGCGATGGAATTCGCCCGCGCCGAAGGAGCCGCCTTCGTCAATGGCAGCGGCACCAACCAGCCTAGGGGCTTCCTCAAGGCGACCACCTCCACGCTCGGCGATGGATCGCGCGCCTTCGGGTCTGTGCAATATATCGGCACGGGCAGTGCGACCGGGCTGGGCGACGATCCCGACCTGACGCTGATCGATCTGGTCCACACGCTCAAAGCCGGGCACCGGCAGGGCGCGGCCTTCGTGATGAATTCCGCCACGCTGGCCGAGGTGCGTAAGCTCAAGACCGTCGACGGCGCGTTCCTGTGGCAACCGGGCCTCGTCGAAGGACAACCCGATCGCCTGCTCGGCTATCCGGTGGTCGAGGCGGAGGACATGCCCGACATCGCGGGCGGCGCATACCCGATCGCCTTCGGCAATTTCCGCCACGGCTATCTGATCGCCGAACGCTCGGCCACGCAGGTGCTGCGCGATCCCTTCAGCAACAAGCCCTTCGTCCACTTCTACGCGACCAAGCGGATCGGCGGACAGGTGCTCGACAGCGCAGCGATCAAGCTGCTCCGCATCGAAGCCTGACGCCGACCGGGTGCGGTTGAGCCATCGCTTCTACGCACCCCGCGCCCGCGTCGGCTTGCCCCCTTGGCCGACGCGGGCGCCTTCCTTTTACGACAATTCAGGAGACCGCCCATGACCCGCATGGTGTTGGCTACCGGCGATCTCTCGCCCGCGCTGGCCGAGCTGAAGCACTGGCTCGGCATCACCCGCACCGTCGACGATGCGCAGCTGACCGCGCTGATCGGTGCGGGGGTGGAGGCGTGCGAGGCCTTTACCGGCCTCACCCCGCTGGCCGCGACCATCGAGGAAACTCGCGATGCGAGCCATGAATGGACGCGGCTTGTCACCCGTCCGATCGCGCAGGTGACGAGCGTCGAACTGACCGATGCGGAGGCTTCGCGGACCGCGCTGGCCGACGATGAATACGATCTGCACCTGTCGGGCGATGGATCGGCGCAGCTGCGCTTACGGCGTGGGCCTTTCGTCAGCCGGGTGGTCGCGACGCTGGAGGCCGGGCTCGCGGCAGACTGGGCGCACCTGCCAGACGGGTTGCGCCACGGCATCCTGCGCTTCGCCGCCTACCTCCACCGTGAAGGCGAGGCTGCCGCTGCCGAGCCCCCGGCGGCGATCGCCGCGCTGTGGCGCCCGTGGCGCGTGCTGAGGCTCGCATGATCCGCGTGCGTGTCCCGGCATTCGACCGTCTCGCCCTAGCACTCGAACGGCGGGCGCTGCGCAGGCTCGACGCGCGCGCCCGCGCCGCGCGGCTCGATGGCCATGGCTGGCGCAACCCGCGCAAGCTCTGGCCGGATTTCGGAGACGACTGATGGAGACCGCCCTGCGCACCGCGCTGCTCGACCACCTGCGCGCCGATGCCGCGCTGATGGCTGCGATCAACCTTGTTGACGAGGCCGAGATCGAGCGTGCCTCCGCCCCCTGGCTCGCGCTGGTGGCGTCCGCCGCAATCGACTGGAGCATCAAGACGCACGCGGGGCGCGAAGTACGCGTCGCCTTCGAGCTGCGCCTGCACGGCGACGATCCCGTGACCGGGGCGAATATCGCCGAGCAAGTCGATGCGCGGGTCCTCTCGCTGCCAGCCGACCTGGCCGGGTTCCGCGTCGTCACCGCTCAATTCCTGCGCGGTCAGGCCGAACGCCGCGAACGCAACGCCCGCGCGATCCTGCGCGAATACCGCTTCCGTCTCCTCGCTTCCGACTGATCCCGAAAGGACATGCCCATGACTGCCCAGAAAGGCTCCGCTTTCCTCCTAAAGATCGGCGACGGGGCCGCCCCGCCGGCCTACGAAACCGTCGCCGGACTGCGCACCACGCAGATGTCGATCAACGGCGACAGCGTGGTGGTGACGCACAAGGATTCGGGCGGCTGGCGCGAACTGCTCTCGGGCGCGGGCACCCGCTCGGTCTCGGTCAGTGCGGGGGGCATATTCCTCGGTTCGCAGGCGGAGGCGCGCGTGCAGGCCCATGCGCTCGCCGGGACGATCGCCGACTACGAATTGTCGTTCGAGGATGGCGCGCGGCTGCGCGGGCGTTTCCTCGTCCAGCAGCTCGATTTTTCGGGCGATTTCAACGGCGAGCGCAATTACACGATCCAGCTCGAAAGCTCGGGCGCGGTCGCCCCTGTATGAGTGGGCACGCCAACCCCCTGCGCGGCGAAGCGGCGATCCGCATTACGGGCGAGCTGCGAACCTTGCGCCCCAGCTTCACCGCGCTGGTTGCCGCCGAAGAGGAACTCGGCCCGCTGTTCGCGCTGGTCGAGCGTGCGGGCAACGGCGAGCTGCGCCTCGCCGAGATCGCCGCGCTGTTCTGGCACTGCCTCGAATCGCGCGGCGGCCTGACCCGCGAGGCGGTGGGCGAGGCGATCCTCGCAAATGGTCTCACCGCCAGCACGAAGCCGCTGCGCGCGCTGCTCTCCGCAATCTTGCAAGGTCGCTTATGAGCGACTTTCGTACGGGCGTTCCGGCGCTCGCCGCGCTCGCCGCCCAGGCGCTCGGCTGGCCGCCCGACGCCTTCTGGCGCGCCACCCCTGCCGAGCTCGCCACCGCGCTCGGCCCGATCACCCCAGGCGCGCAGGCCATGACGCACGCCGATCTCGAAACCTTGATGGAGCGCGACGCAGATGCCTGATGCCGTAGACCAAATGCTCATCGACGTGCGCGCACGCACGCAGGGCTTTGCCGAGGACATGGCGCAGATGCGGCGCGACCTCGATGGAGAACTTGTGTCCGGGTTTGCCCGTGCGGGCGATGTGCTCGAACGCGGTCTGCTCACGGCGATCCGGCGCGGGAGCCTGGGTTTCGAAGACCTGCAGGCCAGCGCGACGAAGGCGATCGACCGGATCGCCGCACAGGCGCTCAAGCTCGGTCTCGGCGAGATTTTCGGCTCGAACGATCCCATAGGCCGCGTGTTCAACAGCTTCGTCGGCGGTATCCTCGGCCTGCCGGGCCGGGCGACCGGCGGCCCGGTCAGCGCCCAGCGCGGCTATCTGGTCGGCGAGCGCGGGCCGGAGCTGTTCGTGCCACCCGGCGACGGGCGTGTGATCCCGCTGGCACAGGGTGGCGGTGCGAAGCGCGTGGACGTTTCCATCAACATCGCCGCCCCCGCCGGGACGAGCGCGCCGGTCGCGCTCGAACGCTCGAGCCGCCAGATCGCCGCCGCGGTGCGCCGCGCAATGGAGAATTCCTGATGGCCTACTGGCTCGCCTCACGCCGCAGGGGGCAGGAGCACGACCATATCCAGCGCTTCGACCCGCGCTTCTGGACGGTCAATTTCCCGCGCCCGATGATGGCGAGCGTCGTCACCACCGCGCCCGACGCGCTGCGCGTGACCTGCGAATTCCACCACAAGGGCGAGCTTGCAGGACTGATCTGGGAGAGCGAGGACAGGCTCGACCATCCGCTCCACGCCTATGCGACCGATCGCGACTACGCGCACACGATCCTCTCCTTCAGGTGGCGCAGCGGCGGGCTGATCGCGCTCGACGCGGTCAACGGGCCGACGCTCACAATCGAAGGCCGCGATGCAAGCGGAACGCCGCGCAGCTGGTATGTCCGGCTGTGGAACTACGCCGTGGGCTCGCCCGAAGATGCGCAGGTAACCTTGCCGTTCTCCGCGCTCGAAAGCGGGTTCGGCCTGCCGGGCGAGCCGATCCACCCTTCGGATATCGACCGGATGTTCATCTCGCTCGTCCCGCCCGGGTACGTCGCAGGCAGCGACGAACAGCTTGCCGCCCAGGCCGATGGCTGGGTCGAGCTGAGCAATATTGCCTGCGACGGCGCGCGCGCGATGCTGGAGATCGGCGACTGCATGCTGCCCGAGCATGGCGAGCAGATCGCCACCGCCTACGACGATTGCTTCAACCAGACCCCCGCGCGGCTGATCCGCCAGATTCGCCATCTCGGCTATCGCGGGCGCGTGGTCCACTATGTCGGGATGAGCCATTATTTCCGGCTCGAACCGCTGGGCGGGGGGCATTACGTCAGCCTGGCGGGCGGCGTGCTCAACGATGCCTGCACAGCGTGGCACCGCGCCTATGCCCGAGAGGCCAAGGGTGCCGGGTTCGAACCGATCTGGTCGCTGTCCTACGAAGTGCTCGACGCGCATTGCTGGAACGACTGGAAGCAGCGCAGCGCCGATGGCGCGCCCGCACAGACCGGGTGGGAGCCGCCCTCCGCGCTGCTCTCGCCTGCACATTCGGGCGCGATGAGCTATCTGCGGCAGGTCGCGGTGGCGTTCGTGCAGATTGCGCGCGATGCTGGCCTGCCGGTCCGCTTCCAGATCGGCGAGCCGTGGTGGTGGGTGATGCCCGGCAGCTTCGCCCCGTGCCTGTACGACGATGCCGCGCGCGCTGCCTTTGGCGGCAGCCCGCCCATCATAACCGATATGCGCGCCGACCTCGATGCGAGCCAGACCGACCTGCTGGACGAGGCCGGGGCACTCCTCGCCGCCTCGACCGCCGCGCTCGCGCAGGCGGTGCGCGATGCGGCTGCGGGTGAAGCGGAGGTGCTGCTCCTCGCCTTCACGCCCACGATCCTCGACGGCCAGATGCCCGAGCTGGAGAGGGCCAACCTGCCGGTGGGCTGGGCCTACCCGGCTTTCGACCGGTTGCAGCTGGAGGACTACGACTGGCTGACCGCCGGGGCCGAGGCGCGCCGCCGCGCGGCCTACGCGCATGTCGATGCGCGGCTGGGCTATCCGATCGACAGGCAGGACTATTTCGCAGGCTTCGTTCTGTCGCCCGAGGACGCGCCCACATACTGGGCCCGGATCGATGCTGCGCTCGACGAGGCGCATGCGCGCGGGATCGCGCACCGATACGTCTGGGCGCTGCCGCAGGTCGCGCGCGACGGATACACGCGGCTCGCGCCCCCCCAACACCCCGAGGACGACATGCAGGCATTCGACGACGTATCCTACCCGCTCGCGCTCGGGACCGATGCCAGCGCAAGCCCCGAATTCTCTACCACGGTGCTGGTCACCGCCTCGGGGCACGAGCGGCGCACCGCGCAATGGGCCGACGCCCGCCTGCGTTTCGACGTGGGCCCCGGCATCCGCTCCGAGAGCGAACTGGCGACGCTCGGCGCATTCTTCCG